GAGGAGCTTTAGCCATGATTCACTCCTTAAAAGGTAGGACGCTGAATGCCACGGGGGTCTTGCACAACCGCTTGAACGGAGTCATCATTGATGAGTCTCCACTCTGTACCGTGAATCTTCATGCGGGTTCCCGTGTTAGGACGTACTAACACAAAGTCACCAACCTTGCAGCTTGGGCCAGATGGGAATCTGGTCGCGTCTTTGAACGCATCTGGGCCAATTTTGGCCACAAACAACACGGGAGAAAGTAACTCCTCGGCTGCCATCATTGAGGCAGTTTTATAGAGTATTCCAGATTCGCCCATTTCTTCCTCGGCCTTGGGCAACATACACAGCAAGTGGTACGTCGCGGGATCAGGCACTTGTTTGGCTTTCTCTTCAGCGGAGGTATTGAGCACCCCACTTAAATCCACCGCACTAACATCAAATTCAGTCATCTTCAGAGTCCTTAAGTTTACGCACGAGGTCACCTATTTCATACTGCGCAGTCTGGAGACCTCGGATAAAACCGCACAGTTCTTTGTAGTGGTCGTAGGATTTCGCGCTACCATCACACAAAACTTCAGCTTGACTCTTACGATGCTCTTCAAGTTTAGAGGAGAGCAAATCTAGTATTCTTCTATCCATCTTTATCCTTTACTAGGCGGTTGTTGTGATTGCATTAACTTCTGCATCATGGCCAACTTATGCTGCTCGTCGCCCTGCCCCATCTTCTGCTGGTGCATCTGTTGAGCCTGTTGCTGAGCCTGTTGCTGATTTGCAACTTCTAGCGCATGTAACTCCTGCGCCTGTATGATTTCTTGCTGCATACGAGCTGCTGCCATCTGTGGATCTTCACCCGTTCTAGCTGCGCTCTCGCGTGCTTTGAGTCCCAACTCTTCAGCTTTAAGCTGCAGTTCTCCACGAGCTTTTAGCAGTTTAGTTTCTGCGTCTTTAGCCTTGATCTGGAGTTCAGCTTGCTGCATTTGCACGAGCGGATCTTGCTGCATCTGCTGCGCTTGCGCTTGCTGGGCCTGAGCCATGTTCGCATTGAGCAACTGAGCGGATGCTTGTGCAACCAACTGAGATAACTGCACTTCGACTTGTTCAGGCAACTGCTCTCCGGGTGGTGGCAGTGGCACGCCCATTTGATCTTCGATCTTGCGACGATACGAGAACGCTAAGTGCTCGGCGATGTGTGCTTGGATAGCTGCCATCATCTGCTGAGCCATGGGGTTCTGACCCATCTGCTGCGCAATCATCGGATCCTTCATGAACGACGTATGCACGGCAATGTGCGCGTCTTGATCTTGGTAGATAAACGCTTTCGTAGGCTCGCCTTTGAGGAAGCCCATGTTCTCGCTGATAGGATCTTTCGGATTCTGGTCATCAACTGTGGGCACGAGCTTGTCAGCGTTCTTGATGCCCAAGACTTCAATCATCTGACGGTGGAGTTGTGGCAAGTCATAGATCTGCGGAGCCTGCTGCGCCAACTGAATAACAGCTTGGTACTGCATGATGCGCTGAGCCATCGTCGCGCTGTTGGGATCACTTACTGGAATGACATCAACTGCATCGTAGTCGGACTGCTTGGCCATGCGATCACCGCTGGCTGGATCATAGTCATACTCTGTGGGAGCGTAGTCACGGATGATGTTCTTCAAGAGCTTAAACTCTTGCTTCATGCTGTAGTGCACGCGAGCCTGCACCGCACTCATGGTCTTCAACTGACGTTCAAGAATAGCCAGCGTTGTACCTACTGGCGCATTCGCACTCATGTCACTGACCTTCATGTCAGCAACAGAACCGAGTCGGCGACCTTCTTCAGTGATCTTGTCTAACAGCCCTGCCAGAACCTGTGATGGTTCTTTGTATGGCAGAGCCATGATGTTGTCACGAATAGAGCCAGACGGCACGTCCATGTCACGGAATTCACCGGGAGAGATTGGGGTGTCATCGTCTTTGATTCGCAGGCCACGGGTCTTCAGACCACCGGGCAAGTTGCTCAGCGTGCCAGCGTCAATGAGTTGTCTAATAAGAGATGTACCGGCTCGGGCATAGCCACCAATAAGGTGTATGAAGCCAAAACCATAAGCACCAAAGCCGGGAATGTAATCGTACTGGACAAAATGCTGGCGCTTAATCTTGAGAGTGTCTTCCTCTTCCCAGTTACGGTATATAGAAAGAACTTTATTCGTACCCTTATCAATAGAAATAATATATGGAAGCGCAATCTCATCTTCATCTTCGTAGCCGGGCAAGTTGTAGTCAATCTGGATCTCATAGACTTGATAGCGATCATCATCTGTGAGTGAGTAACCTTGCTCGTCGGCTTTCTTCTTCTCAACGTCTGTGTGTACTTGCGCAGGTTCACCCAACTCAACATCGCGGTAGAAGCCAGCAACTTGCAACTTCTTGATGTCGTTCTTTGTCTTGCGCATGATGTGAGACACGCGCTCTGCTGTACGAGCACCGGAGGAGCCGTAAGGAATAATGATGTCTTCAGCAGGAATAAACACTGAAGTCTGACGACCCAACGATGGATCAAAGTAAACTTTCTTGAACGCAGATCCAGCCAGACCTAAGTTAAACAACATGCGCTCATGTTCTGGGCGATACTCAGACATCACCTCAGTGAGCTGGTAATTCATGTCGTCTTTGACGCGCTCCGCCGCCTGTTCTTTAAGTTTATCAATTGCGCCGATGATCTCGGTTTTGACCGGGCCTTGAGCAGGGAACGTCTCAATGATAGTCTCGCTTTGGAACCGTACAGCAGCTTCTGTGAGTACCGTTGAGAAAACACCGCAAGCACCGAGCCACGGTTCAGTACGCTCTTCATACTTCATTCCCAATACATCAAGACCTTTGACGAACATCTCGACCCACTCTTTGCGGGAACTGATGTCACTCTCAACATCACCCATGATGTCTTCAGCCACACTTTGCAACTCGGCTTCGCTCATGAACTCCGCAAGGTTGGAGTCAAACTCTTCACCTTCATTGTCACTGCCGGGCTCAATTTCAATCTCTATGCCGTCCATGCCAATGCGAACACCTTCGGGGTTCTCGATCTCAATCTCTATATCCGGCGATGCAGCCAACTCTTCGTCCATGCCCAGAGGCGCTGCATATAAACTTTTGTCGATGCTCATAATAATCCTTAGTAGTACGCTGCGCGTCTGCTTGATTTAAACCACTTAACTTCGTCTAGCTCATCACTAGGAAGTCGAAGGAATCCACCTTGCCTAAAGCGCATTAAAGCAAGTGTCGTCGCGTCAACCAAGTCGTCATGCTCGCCTGACGGGAATGCCCCAATCTCATCAACCAATTCTTCAGCCCAACGAGTATCGGGAACCCACACTTTCCCAGAAGCGATTATGTCCGATACTGCGTTCAAGCGGGCAATTTTGTCTTGCCCTTTTCCCGGAGTGAACTCTTGCACAGGTATACCCATCGCACGCAGTTCATAGATCAGCGGGCCACCCGTGGCCTTCTTCTCAATCAACATGCCATCAGGCTCCCACTCTTGGTACTCTCTAAACACATCCTTCTTCAAGTCCACCCACTCAACTCGTTTGCGGTATGTATTTAGTAAGATGATGTTCGGGCGCATGTCATCTTCTTCGCACAGAAAGATGCCCCAAGTTGTGCCAGCCGAGTAGTCAGCTCGCTGAGTTTTCTCAAACGCCGTGTCCCATGTCTGCAAAATGTAGTCACACTGGGGTGGTCTATCATGCTGCCAAATCTTCCACCAGTCGCGCTTGATAATCGCAGACTCATTTCCAACAGGATTTTGCTGATACTGGGCTTGCCACTTAGAATTTGGCAGTTCTTCATGCAGTGCTTCGAGCTCTTCTTTGCTCCAAAACTCAGGCCAAAGTGGGTTGCCGCTTGGAAGAATGGCCGGAAATTCGATCACTTCCCAGTCAGTTTCACCCCTAAGTGCCGCATTTTTGAGCACTTGACCCGTCAAATCTCGCTGTGCCCAGCGTGTCATCACAATAACAATCGCTCCGCCCGGCTGCAAACGCTGACGTGGGCCTGATGTGTACCACTCGTACACCTTATCGTAGATCTCTGGGTTGACTGCAGCTTGTGCAGCCTCTTGTTCTGAGTGCGGGTCGTCAATAATCAGCAGGTCAGCACCCTTACCGGTCACCGTACCACCCACACCAATCGCAAAATAGTCACCACCCTTGCTGGTATTCCACCTTCCGGCTGCTTTTGAGTCCGCTTGTAGCTGCAACTCAGGGAAAATCTCATTATAGACCTCGGAATCCACCAAATTTCGCACTTTTCGACCGAATCCGACAGCCAATTCACCCGTATTTGAGCTTTGGATCACCTTTTTGTTCGGAAACTTGCCCAAAAACCAAGCAGGTAGTAAGTAAGAGGCGAACTCTGAATTAGTGTGGCGAGGAGGCATATTAATAATGAGTCGTTTACATTCTCCACGGGCTACCCTTTCAAAAGCTTCGGCCATTCGCTTGTGGTGTTTGCCGGAAATGAAGGTTGGCCAGACCCGACTTACAAACCTAATGAACTTTTCCTGAGCCAGCTCACGGTTCTTGAGTTTTTCCAAATGGATTAGCTGCT